AAGCATTGTCTCATTAATCTTTTGTGAAGACACAGCCTCATCAATAGACTCTTGGGTATATTCACTACCTGTCGAGTTTAGGTCAAGTTTACTATCATCAAACTCATGTTCGTAATACCTTATTGGAGTCCAAAATTTATTATCAATCATTTCTTTCACCTGAACAGTAAATAACATCTTTTTGAAAAAAGAAGGTCTAGTCCTATGTAGCATCATCAATTTACTACCTTCCATATATTGCTTTAATCTAAATGGTGTGGCTGTAAAACCAATTACCTTTTTAGCACCAAGTTTTTTCATAAATTTAGAAAACATAGAACCTGGCTCAGGAGAATAGCTTTTATGTGCCTCATCTATTAAAACAGTATCAACACCCATTTTTTTTATCCTATCTGCTATATCCTTAACACTACCTAAAGTTGCATAAGTGAGCTTAGATAATTCTTTTTCACCAGCACTAGCACTATATATAGTAGCATCTCCTCCGAAATCAATAAGCTTCTTTATATTCTGATCTAATAATTCTTTAGATGGTTGCAATACCAAACATGGTTTACCCCATTCTTTAGCTAATTTACTTATAACTAAGCTCTTACCTGCTGCTGTAGGAAGCGTTATTATAACTGGTTGTGAATAAGAACTATTAAGATAATTCAAGCCCTCATCAATAGCCCTCCTCTGATAGTCTCTTAATTCCCACATACTAATTTATTATTTTTTCCTTAGATGCTATCGAAACACTTTGTATAATTGATTGAAATACAGATGTATAATAGTCATACATATTCTCTGTTTTTATAAAAAACTTTATAAGACTTTGTATAACCTCTATTCTTTCTTTATAAAATTCAGTATCATAAACTAATTCCTTAGCTGCTGTTATATTCTTTTTATCAACCATTATTAGATTTATACCCTCAGCCTTTATTTGCTTTCTCTGGTCCTCTAGATATGTATGTGATGCACCCTTATATTTTTTAACATTACTAAATAATTTAGCAAAATACTGGAATTCACCAACAAATTTTCTTTTCAATATTTCCAAATCAGATATAGCACTAATACCTTCTATTTCGGAATACTCCATACACAATGCATCTAACTTCTTACAACATTGCGTAATCTCTTTAACAGTTTCCTGTTTAAAATCTACAATATCTTCTACTTTAATCATTCTTACTTCTTTTTTCTTCTTTATACTTAATATACTCTAAAATTTCAGGATGCCTATTTTCCATCATTTCACTCATAACAAGTGGTATAGGAGCATTATTTAGTATATTCAAATCTATAGACTTAACTGTTTCACCATCATTAACTTTTCTAACTTTTTCTGTAAAGCTTCTTATATTTTTATTTATCCCATCTTGGAATTTTATTTCTCTAGCACCAATTGAATCTTCATCTTCATCTTCCTCTAAATTTATCTGGCTAGACCAATCATATGATCTAAGATAGTTTTCCCCTCTCACTTTATAAATGCGTTGAAATTCTAAAAAATCTTTCATAACCTCTTTAACAGTTTTATGAGATACATCTTTATTACATATATCATATAAACTTTTTGCATTAGCTAGATTAGTTTCTGTTAGTAACACTTGTAAATCGTGTTGTCTTTCTTTGTCTGTAAATCTTAATGAATCACTAGACCAATCGTTATTTTTTACATGTTGTAATTGATTCTTTGTTGTAATATAAGTAGAATCAATAAAATCTTTTATTGCTATATCTAATTCCATAATTTATCTTTTTATTCCCCATCCAAGTTCTATAAGCTTACCATAAGCTTCTTTTGCATTACCATCACATTCTACCTCAATAAAAACCCCTGTTGGGTTGTATCCCCTATCAACTTCAAATGAAGTAGATGTACTAAAACAATTGAATATTTTAGTATCCTTATCATACAAAGCTGAGGACTTAGAGTGGGTGTGGCCTGCCCTTCTAAGCCTTGAAGTTTTGTTGTTATCACTTACAACCTCCCACCCATTTGAAATAAGTATTTCAATTGAGTCTCCTTGTTGGTTAAAGTGTTCAAAAGGAGATACTTCCCATTTATCAGGGGAATCGTAGACTTTATAACCTTGCTCTTTTAACGAAACATCATTGAAAGATCGTGCCACTTCTACAAGAATATCATACTCAGATTCTGATATATCTTGCATTTTCCCATAAACATGTTCATATCCTGGTGATGGTGCTATAATAAAGTAACCACCACAAGCTTTTTCTGTACCTGATCTAGATTCTATTAATACTCTAGATTTATCATTTCCTGCTATTTTTAATGCCTTTGCTCTAGTGTCTGGATTACTAAAAGCATGCATATAAGTTTCATGTTTCTCATATTCAGTTGTTACCCTAGATGCAAATTTCTGATTTCCAAATAATCTAGTTTTTGGAACCATAAATACCATATGATAACCACCATTCTTTGTTTTCTGTATATAAGCTTTTTTTAGTATAGAATTAGGAACAGATTCTTTATATCTATCCCACAAATCATTTGCTAAATCGTATTTTAAATCAAAGTCTATACAAAACAATCTAGACCTACCACCTGTCAAAACACCTAAATACCTAGCTTTCCTAAAATTAGAATCAACTTCATCTAATCCCATAGGGGATATTTGAAATTTTCCCCAATTTGGTATCAAAGGTGTTTTGTTTTCTCCACAAGGAATTACAGAGAATCCATTTTTTATATAAGTTTTTGCAAGTTTTTTTATATCCATTTTACAAAGTTATTAATTTATTTTAAATATTCCAATATTTTAGTGGACTTCTGCATAATTATCCCCAATCAATACATCAACCTCTAATATTATTGGTAGTTCATAAGCCTTGTTTACTTTTTCCATTGCTTTATGTAAATTTTCTTTTACTTGTTTTTCTTCTCCTTTTTTAACGTAAAGTAAAACTTCATCATGGAATTGTGCTGAAGGGGTTATACCATACTGCATCATGAAATATACCCATGTATCAAAGAATTTTGCACCACTATTCTGATTACAAGCTGAAAACTTGATATGATCAGAAGTTAGGTATAACCACAATTTACTATATGGATTATATACCCAATCTTTACCATCTACATTTTTAACTTTCCTATCTTCAGCATATTGTTTTACTGACCAATTTCTTTTCCAATATGCATCAATAATTCCTTCAGCTTCTTTTACAGGTATTTTAGCTGATTCTGATATCTTATTTGCACCAGCACCATATGTACATGCATAATTAACTGTTTTAGCCACATGCCTTTTTTTAGTAAGTTTACCATATAATTCTTCCATTTGCAACATTGTTGCATTTTTATAGTCCTCAGGTATCAGTTCTTCGTTTTTATCTTTTTCCCAAGACTTATACCACTTGAAGAAATTAACTTCAGATTTTGAAAACATCTTTGCACTTAGCCCAATATCTAAGTGTGCATCAAAACCTTTAGTATTCATTTGTTCTACATACTCCTTATCATAGGAATAAATGGCTATTTGCTTAGTTTTATCTTCTAATGAACCAACATCACTACCAACAACAGAATAACCCTCTGGTGCTATTATAACTGATCTTATTAATTCGCCATATTGCTGAGTTGGTTTTGGTAGATTTACAAATGGTTTTTTATGTTTTAATCTAAATGTTTTTGTAAAACCATTTGCTTGTGCTGGTGCATATCCACTATTGTCTACACTCTCAATTATACCCTTAAGTATACCATACCTATGTTGAGCCACAGATAGTCCATCTAAAGCCTCTAACTCTGGGTATTTATCAATAAGTTTATATACACTTTTACAAAGATTTTTATTATCATCTCTTAATTGTGGAACTTTACCATTAGCACCATCTTTAAATATTTTAGGTTTCCACCCCTTACTTGTTAGAAAATCCTTTATTTGTATTGTAGATGCTGGATTAGGCTCCTCTTCACTATGTAATACTTTTATTTCTCCATCATAATCTCTTGGTAAATCACACCCATCTAAATATGTTAACCATTTCTCACCAGCTACAGATAAACTACCATCTTTTTTGTACAATCCTCTACTAGGTTTTGTAACAATTTTATATTTAGGTATTGATGGCATAATCTTTTTTAACTCTTCTTTCTTTTCCTCAATTATATCATTGAGATATTCTAGATTTTTGTTTGCCTGTTTAGTATCTATTCTAAGTGGATTTTTATTTTGTTTCTTTAGACATGTAGTTTTGAAATTAAGATATTTTATAACACTAACTATCTCCTCATCAGAATCATATAATTGTCTAAAGACATTCAATGATTTAACCCATAAGTTAGTATTTATCCTAATATCCCCCTCACAACGTTCAACATAATCTTCATAAGATAAATTTTCCCAATCATCAATAGCCACTTTCTTTGTTTCAGATGTAGCAAATGTTTCTCCCCAACTCTCTAGAGAATGTTTTGTTCTCTCATTATATAAATACCAAGAAATCGGCAAAGTATCAATAACCCCACATTTGATATCAACACCTGGATAAAGCTTCTCAATAGCAGGTATATCATACATAATAATATTATGACCTACCATTACATTATTAGAATCCTCAAAGAATGACTTAATCTTACTTTCATCATTCATAGATTCAATAGTCCATTTACCATTATCAGATATATAACCAATAGACATAACATGTAACCTATCCAAATCTTCTAACATACCATTAGTCTCAATATCAAATATTATTACTTTATTTAAGTCCATAAAATATTAATTAAATTCTACACCCTTTGCATTAGTAAGAGCAGTACTACTGAATACAGGAATATCTATATCTTCATCTTCTGCCACAGTATTATCTTTTTTGTTTTCTATTTTCTCTTGTCTTAATTTATTGAGGGTATCGCTATCTAAATCCATTTCCTCAATGAATAAATCTTTAAACACAGCCTCACCCTCTCTAACCTTTAGAACGTGATAAAATAGCTTACCTATTGTATCAAAACTAGCCTTACTACCTTTCTCACTAACAAAATGTTCAGCTAAATATTCATACCTACTAGTATTAACTTTCATATACTCATCTATACCAACTTTATATGGATTAAATAGTGCAATTGAATAAGATGTTATCTGTGTCATAAATTCAGAGCCATACAAGTCTCCAGGGTTAGGAATAGCTGCATTATTCTTTTCTGATATTCTACCCATTATACTTCTATTCATTTGGGATAACATTATGAAATATACATTCTCATAATCTAACTTTAATCTATTCATGTACTCCACAACATCCTCTAAAGCTTTTTTCTTATCCCCACCAGATATTAAAAGAACATGGTCTATAGCTACAAAAACAGCTTTTTTATCAACCATCCCATCTAAAAACTCTTTACAACCCTTATAAAATTGATCAGGACTTGTAGGAGATTGACTTATAAATTGTCTTTCATCCTTCATTGATTCATAACACTTTTTTGCTATTTCTTTTTCCTCTTCTGTAAACTCTTCAAATAATATCTTTTTTTTCGATTTATTCATCTCTCTATGTATACCCCTAAGAACTATATTAAAAACCTTCATCTCTAGGGATATATCCAAGAAAACATAATCTTCAGCCTCACTATTTACATTTAAATCTAAAATGTTTTTCTTCATACGAAAAAGCATCTCACTCTTTCCATGACCACTTAATGCACTAATAAGTAATATATCACCATTAAGCAAACCACCGATATGAGAATCAATACATTCATATCCAGTTTTAACTAACTGTTTTTCACCAGATTGAAACTTTTTAAGTTCCACAAAGGCATCTTTAACAAGACCATTTATTTGCTTAATTTCCATTATTTATACTTTTAAATTTGTTATCAAACTTCTCCTTATTCCTTAAGTAGTATTGATATAATTTAGATTCACCTAAATCAAATCTAGTACTATAAGCAGATGGTGCTTTGAAAAATAAGTATTCTAGTTTTTGAGACCATTTGTATGCCTCTTCATCATTTAGAAATTCTTTACATAAGTAAGCCAAATGATTTTTACTTATCCCTGACTCTGCTCTAAATTGTGCTAACATTCTTTTACCCTTAGCCATATTGCCAAGCTCTTTACCTTCTTTTTTATAAACCTTAGCCAACCAATTATAAACAGTTACATCCTCTTCTAAAACACCAGCTGTAGATATATCATCTAATATTGAATCTCCCTTTTTAGATAATCTCATTCTCTTGTATTGAGAATCTGATTTATCACCTTTTATATAATCAACAAGACCTTCTTGTTCTAAAAAGAATATATCAACTTTTTGACACATCTTTTCTATATCCTTCTCTCTATCTTCATATTTATTTTGTTTTATAGTCTGTAATATAATAAAATCATATACGGACATCTTTTTTTGTTCTAAATACTCAAAATTAATCCAAGCCATACTTTTTATATTTACTCTTATCGTGTACAAAATCGTGACCATCACCATATAAATAATCTCTTATCTTATGGTAAAAAGTTGTTTTTGATGAACAATTTGGAATTATCTTAGCAAATCTTCCTATAGCTATCCTCCAACTAGTTTCAAAATCTTCTTCTAATTTCTTAAATTGGTGTGTATATAAAAGATTATCAAATTGTGCATGTTCATCTATTGTTAGGTACAAAAAGTTTAACCTATTATACCTTAACTCTGGATGCCTACTCTTATCAAATAAATGGCAGATATTAGCCTTTGTTGGATGAGATATTTTTACACCGCTTTGCTCACTAGAATCACATCTAGATATATGATGTTTATAGTACCAATCCAAATCCTTATCTTCTTCTTTTTTCTTTTTAGCTAAAGCTAAGCCTTTATAAGTTTGGCTTGATTTATCATATCTCATTTTACAAGACGGGCAAACCTTTAATCCTCTATTTGAACCAGTTCTTAAGGTACTCCTTATACTAACCTTTTGGTTACAACCATCCATTTCACATTCGTAAGACTTTCTTATCATTTTATAAAAAATATACCCATTGAAAATTTTAAAAATCTAATCTCAAAAGACAAACCTTCAATGTCATTTGGAACAACTATCTCAATAGTTGGTATTATTGTAAACTCTCTTTCTCTTTTCTTTAAAGCACAAAATGCTATATTAATTACCTTTGATCTTAATAAAACTGTTGTTATCATAATATATATTTATTTGTTACAAAATTACAAAAAAAGGAGGACTTTTCAAAAAAATCCTCCCTAAAAATTTAAACTATTTTTTTATTTAACCATCACAGGCTATACAATCTACCATAGCTGCTTTGGCTATATCTCCTCTTAAAACAGACTCTGTTCTCATGTAGTATAATGTTTTTATACCCTGTTTCCAAGCCTCAATATGAACTTGGTTTATCCATTTTGGAGAAGCTTCTTTTGGGAACGCTAAGTTTAATGAAACAGACTGATCTATATATTGCTGCCTTATACCAGCTTGTTTCACTAAATCTAATTGATTTAGCTCTTTAAATGTTTTAAATACATCTTTGAATGGAATAAAGTCTGATTCAAAACCTTCAAATTGTTCTTTATTAATTAGTTTACCATCAACAAATCCCCAATCATTTAATTCATCAATACCTAGTATAGAACCTCCATCTTCCAATATCTTATCCCAAATTTCCTTACTATTTATTTTTATCTTCTTTAAGCACTTCTCTAGCGTTGGGTTTTTTCTAATAAATGTACCCTTAGCTGATTGTTCAGTCCAAACATTAGCTGGCCATGGCTCTATTCCTGCTGAAACATTACCAGATAGTTTTGAATTAGAAACAGTCGGTGCTATTGCTCTTAAGTGTGTATTCCTCATGCCTGTTCCAACACACCATAATGGCTCACCATACTCTTTTGCCATATCTCTAGATGCTCTATCCGATTCTATCTTCATTTGAGAGAACACCTTTCTTGTATGATGTTGTGCAATTAAACCTTCAAATGGAATACCTTTTTCCTGTAAGTATGTGTGCCAACCAAGAACACCTAGACCTAACGCCCTACCTTTCTCAGCTGATCTTATTGTATTTTCAAATCCCTTCATGAATTTAGCCCTTTGTATAAACTCATCAAGTACACCATCTAAAAATAAAGTTGCTGTATATACCAAATCTGTGTTTTCCCACTCATCATATTTTGCTAAATTTAAAGAACTTAAACAACAAACAAATGAATGAGATTCATCAGTATGTAAAACAATTTCAGAACATATGTTTGTCATAAAGACTTTAAGACCATTATTTTTATACGCATCTGGATTCTGATTATTTACATTGCCCTTAAACATAATATATGGCTCACCTGTCTGTCTTCTTTTCCTTAAGACAGCCGCCCATTTCTTTCTAGCTTCTTCATCACCCTGTTCAACCATACGCATAAACTTATTAGAAACAATAACACATTGATGCATATTTAAACATTGCCTATTAACATCTCCTTTAGGTTCTCTAATCTCTAACCAATCCCAAAAATCGTTATGTTCTATATTTAAGTTAACAGATGCTGCCCCTCTTCTAACGTTACCTTGATTTGTTGCAAGTATCGTAGAATCATACATTTTTATAAATGGTATTACACCATCTGATGTTCCATTGTTTTTTATAGGAGAACCTGCTGGCCTTATCTGATTTACACCTATTCCAACACCACCCCCATGCTTTGCTAATAGCATCATCTCTAGATTCTTATTTCCAATATCTAGTATACTATCTGCTGCATCTATACCAAAACAACTTATTGGTAAACCCCTTTCTGTTCCTGTGTTAGCTAAAACAGGAGAGGCTAAACACAACCAACCCTTCCATATAAAATCAAAGAATTTACTAGCGAGTTCTGGCTTACCCAATCTTTTGGCTACTGTTGTGCTAACTCTCCAATAAGCATCCTTAGGTGATTCACCCTCTAATAAATACCCCCTAGATATTGTTTTTAGGTAAACATCTGTACAACCCCACTCAGGTACATCAACCCCTCTCTCCCAATTAAGTTTTTCTAATAATTTATTTACTTCATTCATTTTTTAGTTTTTTTAAAATATATCATCCCAATCATCATCTTCTCCTGCTTTTGCATAATCTGTAGGTCTTATAGCGAAGAAATCAGTATGCGTAGTACCACCTGTTAGATGATAAAACCACTCTAAATTCTTAGCTGACTCTTCATCATAATAAAAATAAAAATCCCCACCAGGAATAGCATTATAACCTAATTCCCCAAGTTTTTCATTTGCCCTTTGTTTTATAAAGTTCTTTAAATCTTCAGCTTTAAGATTTTCTAAATCACCCATTTCAAACATCTTATCAATAAACTTGATTTCCATTTCAACCATTAATTTTGCTGCTTTTATGACATCATCTTTAACCAATTCACTTAAATCTGTGTACTCTTGGCACATATGTCTAAATAACTGACAACCCATTCTTGAATGTAGTGACTCATCTCTTACTGACCACTTCATCTGTTGACCTATACCTTTTAACATGTTTCTCATTTGAAATGAGTATAAAACAGCAAAAGAACTATATAGAGAAACACCTTCTGCAAATGCTGAGAAAATAGCTAAAGATTTAGCAACCTCTTTTCTAGCCTTTGGTACAGAAGATAATTCTGAATGAGTCCAATTATTTGATGTAGACATTAAGTATTCAAATTTATCAGCTATAGATGGTTCATGTAGAAATGCTTTAAAATCTTCTAACCCAAGTGTTTCATTTAAGTACGAGTAAGCTGTTGCATGTATTGTCTCTTGTGATCCAAATATCATAGCCATTTGCTTTATCTCATGCTTTGGAAACCAATTAGTAACCATACCTGTCCAATAATCACTAACAGCACATTCAGTTTGAGCAAATCCTAATAGTATATTACCTACTAAATTCTTTTCTTCTTTAGTTAGATTTTCGTTCCAATCCTTTATATCACCTTGCATAGATATTTCTGTATGTAACCAAAAAGCCTGTGCTTGAGGTAACCAACCTTTAGTATAATACTCTGGATACTCAAATGGTTTATACTCCACCCTTTCATCAAATAATCCCATATTTCTTTTAATTTTAGAGGTTAAAAAACCCCTCACTAAATTTGTAAGGGGTTCATACAAATATTTTTTAATAAATTACAAGTTCTTCTTTTCCTTGTATTCTTCCCACGCCTTTGTAACTTCTACTAATATTGGATTTCTTACTACATCCTTATTAGTAAAAGTAAATTTATTAACTCCTTCTATACTTTTTATCATATCACCAAATTCCATTATAGAACCTTTAGCTTTTCTTAAATCTGACTGATAAAAATCTCCTGTAAAAATTATCTTAGAACTTCTTCCTAATCTAGTTGTTGCTAATATCATTTCATCAACTGTCATATTCTGTGCTTCATCACATATAATTATTGAATTATTTAATGTTGCACCTCTTAGATAATTTAATAGTTCAAATTTTATTTTTCCAGACTCAATTAAATCATTAGTATTTGATCTACCAATTAATTCATCAAGCGTATACTGAAAGGCTTTAAAATGTGGTTCTATTTTATCTTCCAACTCACCAGGTAAGAAACCAAGTCCTTGAGATGCTGATTCAAAAATAGGCCTAATCAATACAAGCCTCATATTCTCTTTTATAGACTGATGTAAACCTCTATACAAAGCTGTTATAGATTTACCTGTACCAGCCGAACCATGACATATTGTTATAATAGATTTATCTATAGTTTTTATAAAATCAATTTGTTTTTGATTAGGCTTAAAAAACTTATCTAATCTATTAAGTATGTCTATCTTTGAAGATTTTTGTGATAAACTTTCATACTCGTCTAACCCCTCAATATCCTCATCTGTTAATTTTTTTGTAGGTCTATTCTTGTTCCCCATTATCAATCTTTATTGAACACTTTTTTAAAGCAAGCTTAGGAATCTTTACAACATCTCCACCTGTACAACTAAAAACGAAATTACTATAATCGTAATCAACTTCCGTAAACGTATTATTGTATACTTCTTTTTTGTTTCTTGTTATAGTTAACCTTTCACCATCTAAGGTAATATTATTATTATATATAACAAATTTAATTTCGTCATTTACCATTTTATCAGATATTTTTTTAAAAACCCCCCAACAAATTTTTAAACTTGCTAGGGGGTGTGTGTTATGGGACTTACTCCATTGGCATGGTGTACTTTTTTACTTTAACAAAGTTTTAAATAACTTTTCTTCACTTTCTTCAAATTTATTCTTTGCTAAACAAGCCTTAACTATGTCAACTAACCTCTCCTTTTCTTTAGTTTTTAAACCCTTAGCTACCTCTAGCAATCTAGCTTTTTGTGTATCATTAACTTGCTTAGTCATTCCAATCGCTGTAATTAGTGGACTATTTTCAATTTTTCCACCTCTCTCAATGTAATATTTTATAGTTCCACTATTTCCTTGAAGAGCTAGAAATAATTCTATTGATGCTATAACATCTTTGTTACAGTAATTAGCAATTCTTTCAATCTCTCCTTTATAAAAGGTTTCGGTTACCTGGCTACCTGATATATCATCTTTTGGGGTATCTATATTTGCCAGCATACACATTGAATCTAAAGATATGTTATTGAAATATGTACCCTTCGTGATGTCCATTGTATCAAATAGATTCTCAGCTATAGTCCATGGTTTTGCTCCAGAATCATTTAAAGTCTCTGGCAAACCTATTTGAACACCTGATTCAAAAGCCTTAAGTCTAACTACAGGTAAGTCAAATCCAATTATATTATGGCCCGCTAAAAGTTTTCCTGTTTCATTTACAATAGAATAAAATTCTTCTATTATATCTTTTTGATTACCTGTAATTGCTTTATAATAAATTGTATCACCTTTTACAAAACCAACACTTATACAAACGATTTTGTTAAACTCCGGTTTTAAAGCAGCATTCATTTTGTAACTTCTTACAATTTCATCATGCTCAGGTATCTTATTTGTTTCTTTATCTCTAATAAACCAGGCATACAAGTCATACTCTTTTGTATCAATTATGGGTTCTGGATTACGAGATACTGTCTCTATGTCAAAGAATAATAAATCTTCGACGTTCTTGGTTCTTACTCTTCTATTCATATGTTATTTTTTCTTTTTCTTTACTTCCTTAATCTTCTTTTCAGAATCTTGTGCATCTAACTCATCCATTGTTGATGTATTACCATCTTCAATATTCTTTATGTGTTGTTCCATTAATTGAATAGTCATTTTTGCAAAGTTATTTTGTAATAACTCAGAAGACCTAATAGTGGCTTCCAATGTCTTATCAATATTCTCTAATGTGTTTTTAGTGTAAGTTAAAGTATTTAAGAATGTTGCGAACAACTCGCCCTTCATAGTTATACTTGATTCTGAAGAGTAACCCCTATTAGAATAACCTTCTTCACTAAGTTTAACTAAAAGCTCATCAAAAACTTTATTTACAGCTTCTCTTTCCTTTCTAGATTCCTCTAGTAACTTTTTTGCATCTACTTTTTCTTCACTCATTTTATTTGGATTTTAATTAATTTGCTATTATTCTCATCTCTAATTCTCTTCTGGCTTTCTCAAACTTTGGCTCATCAGTTTGATACATTTTTTCATCTTCTATAACTTGCCAATGTTTTGAATTAGGCTCTTTAACGTAGTGTCTTTTTTCTCCATACCAAGACACCCTACCATTTACCTCTTTTCTTTCTATGATAAAAGATCCTAAGAAAGATTCAACCTCATCTTCGAATCCCTTACCAAACATAAACCATTCTGATTTTGCTACTAACCTCATTATTTATTTGATTTTAAAAAAACTTTATACAAATCTGATATTTCAGAAACTACTTTCTTTATATCATCAATAACGTAATCTACTCTGTCTCTATAGATTTCTCTATCATTATACCAAACTTCATTACCAACTGTAAGTAAGTCCCTTCTTTCTACAAGACCAAAGCAATTACCTTTCCTTTCTATCATACAGACTTCCGCTTTCTTTGGAAACTCTCCTGTTTCTTGTTTTACCCAAGCACTATAAATATCTAATTGGTAGTAGTCATCACCATAGTATTTTTTAGAGCTATTTTTACTACAAGTTTTGTAATCTCTTATATGAGTTAAATCCTTTGTAGCATCGTCTATATAACCTTTTATAAAAACATTTGGTAGTATCTTTAAGTTCACTTCTACTTGAAAATTACCTAATGGTTCTATTTTACTTAGTGTATTCTTTTCATCTTCATTGAAACCACTAATTACTTCAGAAACTAATTTTTGATTATTATTACTTCTCTCCTTGTCAAGTTTTTTTAACTTAGTTTTATTTAGACTCCCATAGCATATATAATCTTCTACATCTTGTCCAAATTCTGCCCACCCTTGATCAGGATGAGTTTCATTTAAGAAGTATGTTCTAATGTATTCATGCTTGCCTTCTATTCCTAAATTAAAACTTTTAAGACTTTTAAACGAATTGTATTGAGAATAAGATATATAATAGTTTCCATCCTCTGCTTGTCTTGGTAATATGATTTTTTCCATATGCAAAAATAGTAAAATTTTACTTAATATCCAAGATATTTTTAAAATTCGGCTTAAAATAATTTTCTCCCTTTAAGATTTTACCATCTTCTCTATATATAGGTTTACCATTCTTATCAAGCTTACTCATATTAGACCTATGTATCTCATTAAATATGTTAACAATGATATCCCCCATACCATGTGCTAGTATAGTACCACATAAAATATATAGTTGATCACCTAGAGCATCAGCTATTTCCTCAATATCGTTATTATTACAAGCATCTAGATACTCTGTATTTTCTTCCTCCATTAAAGAATGTCTCAATTCTGAATCTGATTTACTAATTTGTGAGGGGGATTCAGACAATTTATCTTTTAAACCAAATGCCTCATGGAATTCCTTTACTTTTTTTAATTCTTCTCTCATTTCTTTAAAATTAATTTTCTTATTTCATAACCTAAATCAGCATCATTGGGTTTGGTAGACACTAATTTTTTAACTTCTATTGCTATCTTAATTAAATCATCAACTCTCTTATTAACTTTCATTTTATTAGTTTTTTAATTTTTTTATAAATAAAATATGATATACCTATTATCAATATGTATATTACTAGCATTGCTACCTTGATATTTTTAAAAAAACCCCCCACCTTCTAATTCAAAGAATGGTCTAATTAATATTACTCCTAGTGTAAATCCTGTAGAAAAAGCACACGCAATCCATATTCTCTCTCTTAATGTTTTTACCTCTATTGTAAAGTGGTTCATTGGTAAACAAACAAAAGGAGTTATAAAAACAGATATAGCCATTCCTACATAATTATTATCTATAAGGAATCTCATTCCAGCTATACTATTAGCTTCTAACAATATGGCAGATATAAATATTATCAATAATTTAATTTTAAAAGATATCTCTTTTCTATTTTCAGCCATACTACTTTTCAATGACTTTATAAACTTCATGAGACTCTTTCTCTGCCCATGTTATCATTTCTTCTTCTTTGTATATATCATAATCATGTAATTCAAATGATAAGTGCATCATCTCATGCATAATATGTCCAAATGTTTCAATAGGATTATTACATCTAGTTAAATTTATAAATACAAACATCCTATCTCCAACTTTATACATACGATCATCTTTGGGTACATAATTACACAATCCACAAATGTAAGCACTATCCTTTGTATTAGGATGATTCATAGATTCTTTTAATGATAAACCATGCATCTCCTCAACATTGTAGTGTCTAAACAAATCACTAGAATCATAGCTAAGTATTAAATCGTAATTATCTTTTTTTATGACTATCATTTTTTTTAATATAAATAACTTCTATAGGATAACCATTCTCATCAAAGAAAATTTCTTTTCCCACTTTAATACCATATTCCCATTCAGTGTAGTGTTTAACTGTACCATCTGTTCTAAATGTGAATCTTTCCCCTTTTAATCTTCCTTCTTCATCAAATGTTTCAACCATTGCTATATTACCATCTTTATAATAGGTTATCCACCTACCACATTTATTGGTATCACAATATGGACCAACTTGTTCATAATTACTCTGCGGAAGAGGTAATTCCAATTGGGAATACAAATTTAATGAAATAAATGTTGTAAACAAAAAAATTAGTTTTTTCATAGTATAAAAATTAGTAAAGCAATACTACATATTGTTTCTATTATTAAAATTGTTTTTAGCATTCTATTTTCTCTCATTAATACTTCTATAACGAAGTCTTTATCTATTAAATCCATTACTCTTTTTTTAAAATTTTATTACTCACTTTATTTCTAGCCCTATCATTTATGGGGATAGGATTCCCATCTTCATCAATGTGTACAAACCTTATCTCTGTTTTTAAAATTAAAACCTGTTTTCCAGTATAAACACTGTGTGCTCTAGCCTCCATATGTAAAGCTATAGATGTGTTACCTATGTAAGTAGGTAAGCCATATATCTTTATTAATTGGCTCTCTCTTGCAGGTTTTTCAAAATTACATTGATCAATACTTACTGTTACCATTCTAGGTGTATCACATAGTTGCATTGCATAAGCAGCAGCTGAAGCATCAATCCAGGCCAAAAGTTTACCACCAAATAAATTACCATGAAATCCTAAATCTGATTTTTTTATAGGATAACTATTTATTAATTCCATTTAATTATGTTTTTTACTTTGTTCTTCATAATCAGCGACAATAACCGCTATAGAAATGTAAGACATAATTACTACATAAATCCAAAATACTACCATACTTAATCTATTACTGTTTTTAAATTTAAAATTGTTTCATCAAAAGATTTTATTAGAAAGTCGGCAACCTTTTGCACTCTATCATCTTTACACTTAAGCATATCACTATCTAAATAGTATTGAAGAGTTCTTTTAGGTATATGTATATCTATTTCATTTAGAACTCTATGCAACTGTAATGTACTTATATTTCTACTTTTCATTCTATCATATAGCCTTCTATTCTCCTCCATTTGCTAATTTTCTTAATTTTTTAAAATATGAATCTAATGCTTTCATACCATTAGATATCTTATTACCATTTAAATCTGTTACAATACACATTTCGTAAGCCATACATTGATTACGATTTAAGTAAAACTTCTCTGAGTCTGTCTTTAACTTACACTCAAAAGTTCCTTTATCTGTCACTATTTCATCATTCATACTTTATTTTTAGAGTTTATATAACTAATTCCCCATTCTTTTGCTGATATAGGATCGGCAAATCCATCCTTACATTCTTCAGTAATCCAAGATGTCTTACCTTTTTTATATATAGCAACTATCCATTCTTCTGGATTTATTTTAGCTAGTGGACTAACTTGAATCCACCATCCTGATTTATATATTGTTTTATTCTCGCAAAATATCCCCATAATTTTTAAATTATTATTTTAATTATATTTACCCATATATAGCAAGATACCACAAATATAATAAACCATGTTATTGGTTTTACAAATCTATTCATCTTTGTTTTGCTTATCTCTAATTTTTATACATTTTTCATAATCTTCAATCTCTTCAAAATACTTTAATGTAACTGAAGGATCTTCATGATTGACTGGCAATAAGAACATACCATCTTCAGCTAACTTATCATAGGTTGTTTCTCCCATTAATAACTTGTAAGAGTTTTCATAAGCTTCACTCATCTTTGTTTTGGTTTTTGAGATTATTAATTTTATCTTCTAGTCCTTTAAGAGCATACATTCCATCCTCTTTAAAGTACGATACTATTTCTTCTAATTCTTTAATAAGTTCTTCTTTACTCATCTTTGTTTTGGTTTAATTAATTGGAACAGTTCTCCAATACTCTGCATTTGGGTCTGTTTGTTCAATTTCTTTTTTAACATCACCTATTGTGTAAACTCCTTGTGCTGTGTTATCTAAAGGAATTACAGGCGTATCGTCTAGCAGTAATTCTGCTAATTCATTTATGAATCTCATTCCATTTCCATTACGAAATGCTACTTCAACCATATTATCTTTTACTTTTACTCCGAATGTTGTACTCATTTTTATTTTATTTTAATTAAATCCTCTACCACAATTTATCATTGCTTTAATTCTTTCTTCATCTATCCATTTTAAATATTCATGAATAGATTTTAATTTTTTAAATATTTTTTTCATCTACTATAATTTTATATGTTTCTATCTTTGTTTCATTGATAATATTCTAAAATATATTTCAATATTAAAATGGTCCCAATGGTTTGACCAATCAGCTAAATTAGTTGCATTTCTCATAATTTTCTAACAATTTTTTTATTATTTTCCCAAACAGTCTCAATTTTTATTGAATTAATAGTATCACTAAGTTTATCATATTTTTTTGATATATCTCCATCCTTATTTTTTTTAAACTCTATTTTATATGAAAATGAGCAATCTTTGTTGTAGCAATTAAAATATTCTTCACCATTATTACAGTGGTAATCATTAAAACAGCTATTACATTTTGGACATTTTTTATTTATATGTTGTATGCTTTTCATATATTACTTCTAATATTTACATGTTAATATTAAATCTGTGTATTTATCATAGTATTCATTAAATAGATCCTGTGCCTCCTCTGTATATGTTGTTATAGAAGCTTCTTCATCTTCATATATTTTTATAGATTCTGACCAATCTCTCTCTAATTCCATATGTGCTAGTTCGCTTGCTAACTCTAATACATTTATTGTTAATTTTTCCATAATATTTTTTTGATGATAGTAAAAAATGTGCTAAGACCTTTCTTTTATACGTTGAAGAATAATTGATATATCTCTATCCGTAGGCTTATACTCACCCATATAGCAAATAGGAATATCATCCCAAGCATTAATATAATTAGTAACTTTAAAACCTCTATTAATACATTCTTCATACAAACTTATATATCTATGTTTAAGATAACCCAACTTATCATAAAAGAACTTAACATGGCCTGTGCCTAGTTTAAATTCTTTTGGTTGACCATCCATACTAAATCTACCTGACCTAACAACATTAGGTATTCTTTTTATTTCCCTATGCTCAGCTATCAAATGTTTCGTTGATAAATTGGCGGGGGGAATTCCAACATTAATTCTTGTCATTTTCTTTTTTTTCTTTTTCGTTACAATCTTGACAAACAACTTCATACGAACAACATTCTCCCGTATAGAAATCCCATGCCACTTCTCTATATAATTCCTGGTCCAAATTTGGATCATACAAAAAGTCTTTTTTGCAAATACTGCAATCTGTTATTATCTTCATCTTTTATACCTTTAAATATTTCAACTATAACATCAACTGTCCATCCATCACCTAAGAGACATGCTGATTCATTTCTTGTTAACTCTGATGTGTATCCAGGTGGTACACTTTGTGCCCTTTCCATCTCTTTGTTTGTCATGTATCTAACATCACCTTCTTGGGCTAAACTATAATCTTCTTTTAGTTTATTATAAGTTTCTTCGTCTTTGAATATAACTTGCCAAAATCCATATAGAAAATACCTTCTAGCGATTTTAACTGGATTTTTTAATGGTCTAGAATAACTCTCAAGCAGACATAAACCCTTTTCTCTATCAACATACCCATCGTCAATAATGTCAGATAATTTAATTTCCCTATCTTTGATATTAGTATTGAATGGTATATTAGTCCAATAAAAACGGTCTCTCAATACCCCACTAACTAATGAAGAGTTAATTCTAACAGGTTGTACCCCTAGTTCTTCGGAGATAATATCTTGCCACTCTTTCTTCATTCTAACATTTTCCAAAAGAAAATAAGTTGGTTTTACTTCTTTTAATAGCCTAACATACTCCCAGAATAATCCACTTTTTTCACCATCAAGGCCTTTTGTCTCTTTATTAGCTCGACTAAAATCTTGACAAGGACTACCACCAATTAACAAATCAATCTTTGGTAAATCACTAGCTTTTATTTTAGTCACATCTCCTAACTGAATTGTGTTAGGATAATTACTTTGTGTAACTTTTATTGCATGTTCTTTTATCTCACCTGCATAGTATTTATTCACTTTAATACCCGCTTTTTCTAGTGCAATTTGACCACAAGACATTCCGTCAAATAAGCTTAATACATTCATGATTTTTATTTTAATAAATTGTTTAATTCCTTCTTTATTCTTCTAGCATTCTCACCCCTCCAGGTTGTTGCATTAGATAAAAAGTATCTAACTATAGTTTTTGCGTTATCCATACCATAATTATCATCAATACTATCTATAGACCTCATTGCGGAAAGGTATGGTACAGCACCAAAGTTTACCTTATTTCCCCAATCTTTTTTTATCTCATTAGCAATTTCATAAATTTTTCTTTCCATAATTATTTTTTAAATTAATACAATTTCATTCCATACAAAATACTCCTCTTTATCATGTTTTCCCTCAAGGATACGAGATGGCAAATAACCTACTTTATCTGCTATATCCTCAACCCTAAGTATATATTCCCCTGACATAAGAATATCTTCTTTTATCTGTTTAACAAGCATATGAGTTTCATACCTGTCCCAATTGTCAAAATACCATTCAATAAGGTTTTCTTTTTTGACTCTTAAAATAACTTTTTCTTCCATAATTAAGCAACTTTATTTAAATACATTTTTAAAGAACATAATATAGATGATATTACATCTACAGTCCAACCATTACCAAAAGCATGTTTCATTTGGTTATCTGTCATAACTAACTTAAGCATGTCTATTTGTTGATCGCTTAATGTTTGCAACCTTCCACATTCTCTAGCTGTTAGTTTTTTTATTTTACCACTAATAAATATACCTTGATTACAACCTGTGTTTAAGGTATTTGTTTTTTGTTTAGCAACTCTACCCCTCCTTGTATTAGAATTTGGGAAATCTAGGTTTATAGTATCAAAATTATTAACTACTAAGTAACCTTTTTTTGTTGCATTTTTAACTCTCCATTCGCCATCTTCAAACCATAGAAAGCCATCAGGCATATCAACAAATGAATCTTCCTCATCGATTATATCTAATGTTGTTATTTTTTTATCTATTGGCTCAATAAAACCATCTATGTTAGTCCAATACAATCTTTGTCTTTTTTGTGCAGATACAAGCGTACTATCTATTAGATGAGGTTTAACACCTAACTCATTTGTAATTATATCTTCCCATTCTTTTTTCATTACAACATTCTCTAATAGAAATTTTACGTTTGGATTATAAGATTGTATCTCTCTAAGTAATCTAACCCATTCCCAAAACAATCTTGAACTACCATCAAATCCGCTACCATCTCCACTCCGACTAAAAGATTGACAAGGACTACCACCAATCAGTAAATCAATTTTTGGTAAATCTTTAGCCTTTACATCTAAAACACTACCAATGTGTTTTGTATCTGGATACAATGCTTTTGCACCCCTAATTGCTGATTCATTAACTTCACTAGCAAAATAATTTGTGACATTAATATTCAACCGATCTAAAGCCATTCTACCACAGCTAATCCCATCAAATAAACTTAATACATTCATAATTTAATTTTTTACAATTATACAAATTTTTTGTAATATATCCTAATAAAAATACATTTTTTAATAAGGAGCCACTCCAATAAATACATATCGACCTCTTCTTTCTTTATTAGATTTCTTATAAGAAACCTTAGCACATAGCTCATTTCCTGAAGATAATCGTTTAGCAATCATAATTCTTACAACATCCCCTTTATTTTTTTCAACGTATTCCCTAGACTTTTTAATACAATCACCTTGTGTTTTACCTTCACATACTACACGATTACCACTTACACCTTGATAAACTGTTTCCCACTTTCTAGTTCCTTTTTGTGCTATATTATCAACTTGTGATTTTGTTTTATTTTTATTTGGTATAGGTTTGTCTATACATATACCTATTACTTCTGTCTTACCACAATAATCTAGCGCATCATTCTCTAACTTATTTAGATTTTTACCATTGTATCTATTAGTCCAATCATTTACTAAGCTACAATTATTTATACCGCCATTGTAATAATCTGTTCCTAACTCTATCTCAGAAACCTCTCTTGCAATTCTAAACGCTTCAGCCATTGAATCGCCTTTTTCGTAAACCATTATATTTATTGCTCCCATACTATATAATTTTAAATAAAATATCCTTGATACTCACATGTTACTGGTGGTTGAGCATTTAACCATAATTGTTTATAATCTTTTGTATAATCTAAAAGTCCTTTTGTTACTAAAATAGGAACCTTAACTTTTAATTTATCCATATGATTTATATCTCCAGAACTATCATAATCAAAAACTATATCTATACCTAATTTTCTATCATGGTCAACATCACCATTACATTTTTCTAGCACATTCATTTCAGCAACTAATTGATAATAATCCTTACCACCAAATACACCATATCCTTCATAATCTTTTTCAATATAGACGTTACCTTTATCATCTATCATTGCAACACTTATTGTCTTCCTGCTAGAATAGGTGTTATAAATTGACTCATTTGTGTCACATGTTTTCCAACTAAAAAACCCCATAACTTTTATTTTTAAATTATTAATTAACTACAACTTTTACATAAATCCTGGTCTTCTATACCAAAATTCATTTCTTTTTTTGTAAATCCACCACCACAGTTATCACAGCAATATGGTGTTTCTATTAAATCTCTTTCCACAACTCCATTAATAGCGTAGTAAACTTCATTAATCTGTTGCTGAAGATATGTTCTTTGACAATCTGTTGATGTATTCCCTTTTTCTGGCATAGTGCCTACTAAATTTTCTAGCTTACTTAAAATATTTTCAGCTTTTTGTTTAAATCTATCTATTTTACTCATCTTAATAATTTTTCTGTTTCTATGTTAACTTGATCTTCTGACCAATTAGGATACTTTATATGTAATAATTCATGTACTACATCCTCTTCGGTAAGTGGTCTATCATGGTAGATAGTTCCATTTAATTCTTCTTGTTTACCAATAATACCTATAAAGAACTTATCTTCTTTAGATATATCTTCTGGGTATGTTACAGATTCTGGATTTATCTCTACTGTTTTAATAGTCCATTTTTCCAACCCTAATTTTTTAAGCCATTTATCAATCATAATTATTTATTTTATTTTCTTGTTCATCAACTACCTCAATTTCTTCTTCTTTTTTTAATACACATTCAGCACAACATCCAGTGTCACCATGTGCAATTGTTAGAGGAGAGAAAAAGCTAACCACCCCAGCCATTAAAAAACTAATTATTTTTATTACCTCTTTCATTTTTTACGATTTACCTTACTAAATAAACTATATTTATTCTACCTTCTTTATCTAAATGAATCTCTAATAACTCATCCATGTTACCTGATTGATTATTATATTTTGTATGAGATATAACATACTCATCTACAAAACCAGATTCATCATCCATATTATAATCTTCAGTTGGTAATCTCATGAATGTACCTTTACTACCTTTAACTTTAAAAAAGTGTGGTAAATCTTGTATTCTTTTAATCTTGTTAAGTTCAATAACTAATGAGGAATGTTCACTAGTTGTTGGTATAGGTAAATGCCCAGCCATAATTTATTATTTTTCATTAATAATCTCTAATATTCTTTTAACTAATTCATATGGAGTTATAGTTCCATCTTCAAATTCTTCAATTTGAAATAATATTTTTTCTTTCATTTTTATTTTATTTTAATCTGATTTTTATTCAAATAATCATCAAGTTCTTTCAAACTATTAAAAGTTTGGCTATCTAAATGTCTTTTTGTATTTGGAGTGTATGATGAAATAGTAACTGATTTCTTACCAATTACTGCTTTCTTATTGAGCCTATTATGTTCTAATTCATTGTGTGGTGCATCGTGCTTTCTTCCAAATTGAGAATCTTTCAAAATTCTTTCTGCGAACTTTTCAAACCCTAATTTACCTTCATCTTTTGTACTTAATTCAATAAAAATCATAATATTAATCATTAATCGTTATATACTCTACATCCGTATCGATATCGTCTAATATGTTAATTGCATCTTGCAAATAATCTTTCATGTTACTAACCATTCCTTCTAAATCATTAACCCTTTTGCAATGCTTTATTTCATAGATGTCATGACCTATTTCTTCAATCATTCTGACTGCATCCATTAACTCAGGAACGCAGTCCCATCCATCTTCTGTTGTTTTAATTTTTTTCATAATTTCTATTTTTTAATGTTCCAATATAAACACACTCTTCTTACCTTTACCTGTCATACCACTACATAGTCCACATTTATCACATGATGCCTTGAACCCACCCTCTTTAGAGGCAGGGCAGTTAACATAACCACTAGGCTTTTCTTTTATTGTGATAAATGACTTCCAACCCTGGGCCCTAGCTTTTTTCTCCATTATATCTGTATGAACGGATGCCATAAAGTACTTGTTGAAATCTCTATTTTTTATCCATTGATGTGTATAACCTGTCCATGTCTTAGCATTACTAACAATATCTGTAACTATGTCTATACCATGTAAAACTGGTTCGCCATATGTACCAAATCTAACATACTTACCTCTAGATATATCTAGTATCTCACGTTTGATTGAATCATTAAGTATTGGTAAATCAGCAAAAGACTTATAATCCTTTGATATAGACCTAAGCATTGACAAGAAACCCCTAGCTTGAGTAAACTTATGAGTATAACACTTACCATAAGATCGCATAGGACAATCAAGACAATTGCTATCAGCTACAGCGAAGAAATCTTTAAGAGAACCACCACCACTTGAAACATAATCATATTGACTTTTAGAGAATACATATGTCTGTATAATCTTTTCTTTACTAGAAGAACATATCTTTTTATTGGTAGTAGTACCAAGTCTAAATATATGAACCTCGTTATCTTTTCTAAAAACTTTTCTCATAATGTAAATTTAATTATTTATTTTTTATTTAGCAAATTTTTTGTAAAAAAGCCCCACGCACAACCAAAAAGCAAAAAAAAGGTTGATTGTGGGACTTTTAGCTATGAAAAAAAAACATTGAAATGATGATAGTAAAACCTACCAACTAATTTCTATATCTTCTAAATCTTTGTGAAATTCTTCTGGTATGTATTCTTTTATACCATTTGTATCCCAATCACTTCCATAAAATCCACCACAAGAATCGGAATGAACCCAACCAACACCAGGCGCTGGGTCCCACTCTTCAATTTGAAATAAATATACATCACCTTCAAGATACTGAGCAAATGTCTTTATCTCATTATTTAGATATCCTTCTATCTTTTCTACCCACTTACTAGTTACCTTAGATATTGAATACTCATTTCTTACTCTTTCCTTTGATACATAGATATATCCAACCTGACCACTATCCCAAGGACATGAATACCCTGTTGTGTTAATTGTCACACCACTATGAATGTAGGTATAAACAGGTAGATATATAACATCATTTAGCTTAAGATTTTTATCTTTAAGATATAATTTAAAATCTTCTAAATGGTTACCACCCTCTCCACTATAAGGATTATCTACATCACATAGTGTGTAACTTCTGCAGTATCCTACAATTTCACCTAGGTTATCCCAATCTCTAGGACTATCACTAGGATCATCTTGAAATATTCTTAATCTTTTTGTTTTCATAATTAATACATTTTAAAGTTTGGTACTAATTCAACTAAATATTTTGGTTTTGTTCTAGATACAGATATAATGTCTCTAGACCATCTACCTAAGTTAGGATTATCTAATCTATAATCTCCACCACCTCTACCATTACCTTCGCAAGTAAGAAGTGGAAGTGGATGAACTCTCCAACCATCTTTATCCTTTGGTACTTTATTTTTATCTACAAATTCTTTTTTTGTATGATTTATAATGTATCTAACATTTAATGGTTTTAATTCTTTTTTGTTTTTGAATTGATTATATTCATCACACTGTTCATACAAGTTATGTAACTGAAACTTATCAGTATCTGCATAATCTCCTGCCCATACTAAAGGTCTCATGTGCCACATATTACCATCAGATAACAACCTTTCTACCATGCCAACAAAGTTATTACCAATATATGAATGTTCCATTAATTTTAATCCATTATCATACTCATGTGAGTATATCCATTGTTCTTGCAATTCGTTATCTAAACAAATTGGCTTATAATATTGTCCCATAATTTTTATTTTTTAATCCCAAACTCTTGTTACTTTTTGATTAAATGGGTTGTACTCTACTTGCTTACCCATTATCCAATCCCCTGATTCAATCTCTAGTGTCTTATGTTCACCGAACTTACCACTAGGATGTTCATGTTTTAATAAGCTATCTTTTTTAACTTTAAGGCTAGAATAATCTTCCCTAACCTCATCAATTAAAAAATCTCCGTACAATGTGTGTTGATGAACACCTTCGCCTAATAGTAGGACTTCTTTCTTTTTTCTTTTCATGATTATTTATTTTAACTTTCTAACTCTAACAATTCTAAATATTCTTTACCAGTTAAGTGTCTTGGCTCGCATAGATTATCTTTATTAATCGGCTTAACCAATATACAATCACCTTGTCTTACAATTTTCTCTATGTTACCCTCAGGTACATTAGTTGTAATAGTCCAGGCAATTGAGTCAATAGCTGTTACTTTATTCTCTTTGTTCCAAGGACTTTTATCGTTTGTATTATAAACAGAATTTAAATCAACCCATATTAGATACTCTCTATCTGTTGATGTATCTTTGCACTTTACAAAGTGAGAGAAGGTTTCTGCATATCTATTATTCTCTTGAATAAGATCATTATTACTTACTTTGAATAACTCATATACATCTTTGAAATCAATCTCTTCCCTTACACCATTCTCATTTATCCAAGTTGTTTTTTTAAAAATGGCTTGCCTATCTACCTCTATTGGATTTACTTGCCTGATAACTTCATCTATTCCAAGATAGCCAATTGCTATCCTTCTTTGTTCTAAGTTAATCATCTTTGCAATGTCTACAAATGTCATTGGTTCTATATCATTCCAAAAATCTTTTAGTTCATAAAATGGACATTCGCCACTTTTTAATTTAAGAACTCTGCAACCCTCGTTAAAGGGGAATATCACGTTGTTAATTACTATTTCCATCTTATTCTTCTCTATATGTATAATACTCGTTACTTATTTCAATTATTAGTTTGCCTGAACTATCTATAATTGGTTTAGCACTCTCAAATGTATACCAATCATTAATCTCTTCACTTAAATCACTTGGTTCGAATGAGGATGTTACATAATCAACTTTTTCTTCAATTGATTTTATTAACTTTGATAAATCATCTGTCATAATAAAATCATTTTTAAAGTTTATATTACAACTCTCATCGTAAGCACCATTAATGTTTTCAGTATGTTTTAAGATAAAATTGGATTGATCTTCTGTCAATTCTATTTCTATTGTACTTGGGTGAGATTCGCACCACTCAGACTCTGAAGATTTATTATATATGAATGTATCTTCATCCAACTCAATATATACAGTACCAGACTCACCCATGTAATGTCCATCAGATGCTTCATAAAAGTCAACCCTACGATACACCTCATCTTCAAAATACCCATCTAACTCTGAATCGTTTACTAAGTTATCATCTTTATCATAGATAGCTAGGGCCGTTTCATTCATTGAGTCTCCACCACAACTGAATTGAAACTCTACTCTATCTACATTTTTCTCTTTCCAAATTTTAATTATCTCTTCCATCTTTGTAATACTTTAAAATATTAATTAATCTATCTACTAATTCTTCTTCTGACTCTATTGCTAAACTTTTAATGTCAGAATAATCTAATTCATCTCCTGCATATTCAATAATTGCATGCACTAACTTTTCTCTCATATTACTTCTTTTACTTCACAATAATCTTGTAATTCATATAAAGGTATTCTACCAAATGTTACTGAAGAATAATATCCCTGTGATTCATACTGTGAACTCCAATCTCTGAAGGCCTGTAAAACTTGGGAGTCATTAATATACTCATCAGTTGGATGTATAGTAAACCCATCGGGTGATATCACCACATACTTTTTTTCTTTTTCCATAACTTACTTTTTTATTGATAAACTTAATTTTTGCTTTAAATCATTTGCCACTTGTGTAGCCTCAGGATTATCCACATCTTTAACCCCATTACACATCCAAGCCTGGACTTCCATATGTTTAAGGTAGTCCTGTGGTGTTGGAACAAACTTCATCCTAAAGTCCTCAGCCACATGAAGCATAGCTATATCTACTGTGTCTACTGATTTACCATCTGAATTAGTTATATTATATCCGAATATCTTCGGTATGATATGGTAACAGAACCAAGTATTATGAGTTAAGCTTCGGCTTGTATTGTTATTCATTGAGGCTTTAGGGCTATCAATTAATTCGTGTATATCGATATAATCTTCAACCTTACCACCCCAACGCTTAACACTACTCTTTGAATGTATCAATGGATTCGCCATAATTATTTATTTAATTTATACATATTGCATTTAAATCTCCTTTATGAGAATCTTCCTTAAATGTTATAAAACTACCACTTTCATATGTACCTATACATGGTGTAAACTTAACTTTATCAAAGTAATTACCTTCATCATCACTCGAATAGACAACATCTAATTCTAGTAGTTCTTTATTTTCTTTTACTAATTTATTAATATTTTTTAAATAATCTTTTAATTTCATAGGTTTAATTTTAAATTATAATTTTCAATCTCTTTATAAACATCTCTAACCATTTCGGTTATAATGTCTGTGTATGTATCTTTATCGAGTTCAAATTTATTTAGTACATCTTCAACATTTTGTTTTACAGTCATATCTTTGTAGTTATATTCTACTGCCTCTTTTAATTTACCACTCTTTGATATATCTCTTTTGAATAATTCTTTTTGCCAATCTTTGTCAATATCATGGATACCTAACTCAAGATTCTCTTGCCAATCTTCTAGTTCTTTATAGTCAACATACTCAGTATAGAACATATCTGTAAATACCTCATAGCAATATTCTAATTCATCCTCCATTCCATTCTCAAATATTAAGAACCTAACAGCTGCACCCCAAGCTGTCATATCATCTTCTTTAATATCGTTTTCGAAGTCATCTGTATTGTTTGATGTGTGAGATAGAAAGCCATCATAACTTGTGTAATTCCTTCTTAAAAAATCGGCAAAGTCCTTATGATTCAGACAATACTCAACCAACTTATCAAAAGAATCGGCTGAGATATCAAAATAAGATACATCATGAGAAAAATTATACTCTCTAGGTGAACCATACCCCTCATTACTATACTCAATATCAATATCCAATACATCCCTAAAGATATCACACAAATGTTCTTCAACAAAATCTTGTACACAATCATTCCAATCCTTCATGTACTTTTCATTATCAAAGTTCATCCAATAATAATCTGGATGTACATCAGTATACCCATCATAAAAATCTTCTTCAATAATATCTTCATGAAGAGTATACTCACTATTACCACATCCCCAATAAGTACAGAACTTACCATCTAAACCAATCAAGTTGGTACTCAAAGTTAATTTTTTCATAGCTTTTATTTTTATTTCCTAAACCATTTACCTTTATCATTTTGGTATATTAAACCTTTATCTTCTAATATAGATACAGCAAGAGAACTAGCATAGTCAAATACTCCTAAGTCATCTTGCCATTTTCTTTTTTCTACATCATTTCCGTTATCGAGGAAGAATATATATTGGTTCCATTCAACACTAACATCTTTATAAACTGGATCTACCCATACATCTAGCCAACCCTCGATATCATCATGTAAATCTTCAATTAAAACACTAAATTGTTCTTTATGAGACTCTACCTTTTTTACTTGCATCCAAATATTCATGATTTTGTTATTTAATTACTCACTACTATTAATATCTCTCTCCTTTAGGAATAGTATTTGAAATGTGATAAATTACATCTTCCTCTTCTTCGTAAATTACCTCTACTGCCGCATAGTTATAATTAAGAAACATTTGTTTTGCCTCTTCAACTACATCGTCTTCAGTTTCTCCACTAGGAATGTGAATGCTAGATTCACCACTATCTCTATCTCTTTCAGTTATCCAATACTGAATTATTATATCTTCAACTTTCATCTTTATTTTGTTTTAAAATTTAATACATTGACTCTTCTATTTTTGACTCAAAGTCTAACATATCGCACCCCTCAAAGTAACCATACAACCAATTAAATGATTCATCATCTGTCACATCAAATCCTACACCTGTAAACCAATCCATAAATACATAGTGAATAGTTCCATCCTCGAAGAATCTAATCTCATCACTTGGACCACCCCATGACAACTGATATCTAAAATATGGTTCATCCTCTTCATCACCTTCAACAAAATCAAAACTTAATCCATACTCATGAAATTGTGGTAACTCTTTGTCAGATTCTACACCATTAAATTTGTAGTAAAACATCATTACCTCAGCTTCTCTTTCAAGGTTTTTAATACCTCTATTTTTGAACTCTATGTCTCCATTTAAAAATACTGTTCTCATTTTTTCAATTTTTTTGTAATTAATATACTAAATAAACATTTCCACCACACTTTAATTCAAATATAGTATCTAAATTAATCATTCTCCACCCCATTTCTTTTACATCATAAATAGGCTTAAGACCTCTAGGTGCTGGATTATATGATAAACCTTTACCATTTACACCTTTCTTAATTCCTACTCTAGCATTCATAACACGAACACTACCATCTTTCTTCATAAACTTTACGGTAAAAAATTTACCTCTAGTGCGATTGATAACCTCAACAGCACTTGCTCTTGTAATTGTTTCTATTTTCATAACTTTTAATTTTTAATCTTCTAAATCTGCCCAATACTCATTGTAACATTCTTGTGAGCAATATTTATCATCATCATCTAATTCCTTACCACATTCTCTACATGTGTATGTTTCTTCTTCATCTTCTTCAAACATATTCTTATTATTTTATGTAATTAAAAAAATCGGCTTAAAGTAATAAAAACTCTAATACCACTCTAAAAATAGTAATTGATATAACAACATATACCAATGACACAATAAACCTATCTATTCTACTCATATCTAATTTAATATAGCCTTAATAACTTCCCTTTGTTCATCATCTCCCCATAACTGAATAACATCAGTAAGACCAACAATTCTCTTATCATTTTTATCCCATGTAACAACAACAGATTCACCATGATTGTTATTAACAATAGTTACACATTGTAACATTCTAACTTTTGTTCTCATTTGTTTGCTTTTTAAAATTTAAAACCATCTATTCTTATTGTCTTATCACTTTCACTTAAAACTATAAAATGTCTCTTACACCAATCAGTAAAATCCATTCCATCTATTTGAAAATATTTTTCATCTATATTAATACATATATCAGTCTCTTCTAGATAACCTAATATAAAATCATCTTCAGTTAAATAAAACTCTGACTGACTTATAATGATGTCTCTAATGTATTCATTCTCTTGTTTTCTTCTTTTTAAGGATTTCTCTTTAAAAAAATCAATTGCTGTTAGTACTTCCATGATGTTTATTATTTATTCTTTACTTTTTATTCTTTCGTCTTTACCCTTTACTCTTTATTCTTTACTCTTTCGTCTTTCGTCTTGAAGTTATAAAGGGTATTATAAATGCTATCAATGTTATTGCTGAAAATATGATATCAACAAACTCACTACTCAATTCTATAATGAATGCTGACAAACATAACTTGATACCCAATAAACCTATAACTAAGAATGCAATCCTTTCTAAATTTGGTATTGTGTTTAGTAACTTGATTAGTCTTATTGTAGCAAATCTTATTGCCAATATACCAATGAATACACCTAAACAAATCAATATGTAGTTATCAGTAAATGCAACCGCACTGAATATATTATCTATACTGAATACAATATCCACAAATTCGATCATCACTACTGTACTCCAAAACTTATTTAGAAATGGTATCTTAAATTTCTTTGCTTGTGGATTATCTGAATTTCTAAACGAACTAATACAAAGATAAACTAGATACAATCCACCTAATATCTTAAGCCACTCTAATTGGATTAGATACACAGCAAATAAAAGTGCTAGACCTCTAAATACATATGCACCCACTATACCATATGTTAGTGCCTTCTTATGTTGATTTTTTGGTAAATCATTAACCATAGTAGACAACACAGCTGCATTGTCTATACTTAGCACTATCTCTAATAGCACTAAATTTAAAATAATTATAAGTCCTGAAATCATGATTACAATTTAACTATATGATAATACGAGTATAAATATACCACTTTATTCCACAATTTGACACAAAAAAAGCACAAGAGTATACTACCAAACTCTTATGCTTTTGCGTATTTCGCAACTTTTTTGTGATTTTTTACAAACTTTGTCGACTTTTTTGCTTAAAAAACAACCCCAACAACGTTAT